CAGGGTTACCGCTGCACAAAATGGTGAAACATCAAGCTATATTCATGAACATGTTGTTCACGGCTGTAGCCAATACACTCAAATCACCGATCAAGTATGCGTTCAATGCTGCTCAACCTGGGCACATAGAACATCTGGCACGCTTGTTCAAGGGTAAACGAGTGTTTGAAAGTGACAAAGAACAATGGGATTTCAATTTCTTCAAGTGGTTGTTCGATATTGTTGAGGAGGTAGTCGTTAGATTGGCTGTCCAACCTCACGGGATGACCGATGAAGCTTTCGAAGAATATATCCGGGACATTAGAGGTTCCTTCAAAGAAGTGGTTGAGGCTGTATACGTTTGTACAAACGGTAGAGCCTTCAAATCCAATTTTGTTGGAATCATGAAGAGCGGATGGTTACTTACCATATTTGCAAACACAACTGGTCAGATTGTGATCAATGTTTTAGTGCTTGTAATAATGGGACTTACTGACGAGGAAATAACCTCGCCAGAATTCGAAATGTTGGGAGGTGGTGATGATGTACTACAAACTTTCCCTAAAGGGTTCGATTCGATGAAGTATCTGGAAACAGCACGGAGTCTAGGAATCAAGATAACGGAATTTGTGGAACACAAATCACTTGATGGAGCTGAGTATTTCAGTTCCACACTCATCAAAAATGGAGATGGAATCTGGATGCACAAACCTGTGCGATTCACAAAGCACGTTGTAAAATTACGAACGGAGAAAATCGACGAAGTGGCGGGAGCTTTAGCTAGTCATATGATGAACTATTGCTGGGATAACCCCAAGTTCGATTTCTTCTACCGAATGTTTAAGGCAATGCGGAAGGAAATGCCAGACAAATTCCCGTTGAATCTGTTGAAGGACAAAATGTACCTGCGCTATAAGTGTAAGGGCATGGAGTCTGATGTGTAAACCAACACTACGTCTTGCGGAGACGTTAAACCCGCATGTCGCCTACATGTTGTGTATATATTTGTATAATATTTTTGGAGGTGGATGGAGTAAAGAATGTCTAGTTTGCCTGATTGGACAATACCCTATGGAAG